GATTTACGTTTCAGGACATCTAGGTACCATATGGTACAATAATTACATGATGACAACGTCAATGAATACATTGGCGTATTGTTGTTATCCTGATCATAAGCCTAATGAAGTCAAAAGGGAAGCAGTTATAGGAGATGATACTGTAATAGGTGTCTTCGAAGACTTCCCGAAATTTAACAAGATTTCAGTAGAAAAAGGAATGAAAGTAGGTTATGGTATGACCTATACTAGTGCTGATAAGTTATCGGCAATTGAACAACCCTATGAGGATAGAACCGCACCAATTGAATTGGGTTCTAGAACCGTTAGGTTTGATAAGTCAACAAACCAAATATATGCTGCTCTGAAAAAGGAGAGTATATATGGAATGTTGCATTATACCAAGAAAAAGATTAAGTCGGGAGAAGCAATGGATCAAAATATTGATGCAGCAACCTTAGAGGCTTTTTATCATGGAAAGGAATTTTTTAATGAAATTACAGAAGCTTTGAAGGATGCGGCATTGAAGAACCGTTACCATCACGATTTTATCACATATGAATTCTATCATAATAGAATGCTACAAAAATACATAAAAGGATCTGCATTTTCCTCGTGTATCTCACATGATTCTGCAGGAATCGGTGAGTTTTATGATTAATTTTAATCGCCCATGGGGTCTACCATGCTCTGAGTAGACCAGCGGGATGCAGAGCAATTACTGGATGAAAAACTAATCCAATTTTCATTGACATGTACGGATTACAGAACAAAATAATACACCCCTGCAACTAGCGGCAGAACAAGAAATAGCTAGCGTAACCACAGAGCAAAACACAAGTATTGCTTTGGTGGAAGGAACGGACATTGGAGATAGTTTGTTTACAAGTTATACTCCAGGACCCATTAAAGGTCTGTTCCCTTTACCTGATCAAACACCTTCACAGGTTACAGATAGAGAATACCTAATCCAACAAGTAACTTTCAGTTCAGGAGGAATATCTTTTAGCACAATTTGGGGAGATTTGGTAAATACAACGGAATTATCTGATTTTTTAAAATCATGGAAGTATGTTAAATTTGGAATGCAATTGAGGATTCAGATAGTAGCCCCCATAACAACATGGGGTTACATAAAAGTTCATTATAAA